TTATGGAGCCGATCCTAGAATGTCCAATTCTAAAGGTTCCATGAGTGCTACATTGGAAAGATAAAAAACTTTTTGAATTCTGACAAATTTCTTTTCATGAAATTTAAGGCCCAGCCAGATGATAGATACTCCGAACCGAAACATGTTTTTGTAAAGTAATGAGAGTTTGGCGTAAAAATCCATGATTCTGAAAAAGTTGAAATCTAAATTTTACAAATCGATTCTTTAAATGTGGGAACTACCACAAAGTTTAAGTTTGTCTGTAAAATGATGTAAGGAATTACAACAAATCACGATTTTACGAACAAATTCTAAAATTGTAGGAACTCATACTTTTAGAAAATTTTTTCTTACACCGAACTCACGTTCAAGTAGAATTATGTCTGCGCGCACGTTCAAAATCGCCAAAACGCACGCAAAACGCAACTGAACGTTTTTACTTAATCCCAGATCTTCGTCAAATCCAAGGTTTTTATCGAAGTGATCTTCTCTTCCGTAGCCCATTTTTTAGAGTATAGGGCCTGGCCCGCATTGAAAAGATCCAATTCTATGAGATCCGATAGTTCCAATAATTCCTCCGAATTGAGAGAATGAAACATATTATTCGTATCTCTCCATTTCGGTATTTGAATTTTTCGTTTAGAATAAATAGATAAAGTTTTTTGAATATTCTCCAGATATTTTCTTCCCGAATCCCAAGTCGTGTTTCGATATTGAATTCTTCCGTGGTAAGATTCGACTTGTGAATTAAAAATATGTCTGTTTGTTGCAAGAAGTGCCTCTCTTGTCAATTCATCATTGGCGACCCAACCAGAGTCAGTGTAGTTTTGATAAGTCAAAAAATTCCCATTTGAATCTTTCAATGGTTCATCCTCGGTTTCCGTTGCGGGATCGATTTCATCTTCCCAATTCTGTAGAACTCGCTCGGCCATCGTTTTTGTGTTGTAGACCTTTTTCGGTTCAAAGTCCTTTGCAATTCCGTCTAAAACGTCCGCTTTGAACAGATCTCCTAACTGCGGATTGTAGTGGATTGCGTAAACGATTTCGTGTGTTTCTGAATTGAAATCTGACCAAGCAGATTTTCCTGATAACTGGTTCGGATCTGGATTGATCCATATAACCTTTTTAGAATATTTATCGATTACATAATTGCTCATTATGCTACCCTCACTTTATATTTTACCGCTACATAAACGGGAGTTGTTTCGTTGCCGGTCCTAGGTGTTCCATTAGTGCCATCACTAGCAGGATACAAAGGATTACCAGTCCCTATAGCACTTCCCGGATAAACCGCTGATCCACCGTTTTGAATCGCGTTAATCACAAACCCCTGAAACCTGTCTTGTCCCGCGTATCCAATTGCACCACCATCATAATTCCCACCCGCTGCTTTAGCTCTCGATCCATGAACCCCTGCACCTCTTGCAAAAATCCCACGACGATCCGGAACGTTGAATGTAGTTGAACCGTCCCCGAAACCATATTCAATGTTCGTAATAATATCCCCTGTTTGAGAAGAAGTGAGATCGAGAATGGAACCGGTTGCGGTTAAAGAAATCTGAAAGTCATTTGTCGTTGGATTTCTTACATAATAATTAGTAAGCCCAGTTATTCCGCCGCCGGTAAATGCAAACTTCACCAGTTGCCCTTCGATGAAGCCGTGGGCATTTACAGTGATTCGATCCGTTGCTGGAACAATTCCGGCTACTGTTTTATGAACCAAATCCCAAAGAGTTGAAAAAGTAGTTCTTGAAATAGACTGTGCATTCGCTTCTTTAAATATAGAAGTAGGTGCAATATTCAGATTGTCTTCTATAATGCTTCCCAAAGGAATGAGTAGATTCAAAATATTCGCATCAGTTGCGTCGATACGATCTTTTGAATACTGATCATTATCGTATAATCGATCGATTTCGTCGTCAATCAAATCCCCGTCCGCAGGTGTATTTTTAGACCAAGTGCGTGTTTTTGTCGGATTAAATACTGCCATTTTCTTACTTTAACTCCTGCTCAAATATTACAAAACGTTCATGCAATCTAAAAGGTTGTTCGATCTTAAAATAAGATCTGACTTGTTCTGCAATTTCCCGCAAATCAATGTCTCTAAAAAACTCAGATTCAAGTCCGGACCCGGTTTTTCGAAAACCTTTCTTCTCACAATATTGTAGAAGATTCGAAAAATCTGAAAAGACGGCCACGGGAAGCGTTTCGATCCGTGCTTTTTCCTTGCCTGCGATTTCAATCGTAGTTTCTCTAACTAAAATTTGGATCATAGGAACTCCTCATTTATTATAAAATCATAAACTATTAAATTGTCTTTTGGTTTTGAAGGAAAGGTCTTGACAAAGAGCAAACCACCATCCTCATCAAAGAGACCGATTTCATTGATACTTTGTCCAATGAGTTCCGACTGCTTGATCGTTGCTTTAAAGCTTCTCGTTCCTTCTGGATTGTTTTGAATTTCAACAAGCTTTCTGAAAACTTCGTTTTGAAGACCTGTATCAGTGTCTTGAGGAAGCCGTGGAATTCCGGATTGAAGTCCACCTGTTCCAAAAGCGATTTCATACGGTTGAATTCCGACATTGCTTCCGGAGAGAATCGTAAAACCGTTGAGCGGCCACGTTCCGTCTAAGATAGATGATCGTAGAGCAAATCCGTAAAGCCTTCCTGACAAAGTAGAAGTTTCGAAACGGTAGTTTATAATCGAACGAACGCCACCGGCGCGAATTTGAGCGATCGCTTTGTTAAATTCAGGACTTACTACGACAGAGTCAATCGAACCGGAGAATATAACTCGAATCGTAGCAGGTCTTTTTGAACTTCCAGAAAGAGGATACTCTCCATTCAAAGTTAGAGAGCCGTCCAAGAACATCGGAATGCCTGAATAGCAAAGCTCTTGAATTTCGTATAATGTTCCGGTTCCCGCAAGAATCTGAGAACCGATTTCGTTCATTGAAAAGATGTCGCCTTTCGATTTTTGCTTTTGTCTGGCGATCGAAAGAAAAATTCGGAATCGGAAATCATCCAGGCCGTTACGAGGTTGCTTGAGATTTTTACCGATCAGGTCGAGAATCGTTCCACTTTGAATTCTATAATCTGTTGTGCCTTTAATCGATTCTAATACAGAACGCACTTCGTTTAACAATTCAAGGTCCGCTTGCCACTTCCTTCCAATTTCGGAATCTGAATCACGGGTAAAGAGCGATGTCGGATATTTTTGAAGTATATCTTCGATCGTCTTCATAGGAAATTGACCTGTACGTTTGCTGTAACGAGTTTTGCTCTTTGTCGGCTGCTAATAATAAGTTCGTCTAACGTTGCAGGTGCCGAAAGGCCAACCTTGACCGTCATAGATTTGATTCCAAGCACCTTGACCGAATCGTATTCCGAAAGACCGCTCTGAGAAGCGATCAACTTCCACGCGAAAACATCTTCGCCAGTTCCGTCGCCTTTATATGAAATTGAAATCGGTCCGATCGTATCGACACCGCCGACAACTTTGATACAATTCGTTTTTACGATGGATTCGGAACCCGTTTCCCAGAGCGAAAGATCGCGAACAATGTCTATCTTTACAAAAATTGAAATGTCCGTCGGACGATTGAAGTAGTAAGTCCGAGGGACTCCTTTGTTATCTATCAGAGTAGTCGTATACGTTCCTATCGATTCAATTCCACCCGGCCAATTCTTTAAAAAACAATCTCCTATTTCTGCCGGCGTTCCGCCTTCGATGACTGCTTCCATTGAATGAGGATTTCGACCTTCAACGTCTACGAAATCAGTAACGTTCTCATAAACTCGTGCAGAAAGAATCGATTCAATATTATTCAGTGCCCCTTGGACATTTGCGGCGGAACTTCCTCCATTGATTCCTTCTTCAAGGAATCGGTTTAGATATTCTGAATCTGTTTCGATCACTCTTCCTTCTCGCCCAGGTTCCGGATTCGTAACGGTATCAATTCCGGTTATCGCCGTATTGATCGTAGTGATGGAATTCGCCGCAACGTTACCCAAAATTCCGTAGTTAAGATTCAGAGCCTGTGCGTTGAGTAACACCGTTCCTCCGGAGACGGTTCCGGATTCGATCGTAATAAATTGCAAACCATTTCCAGTTTGACAGATCGTTCCGATATTCACAAAAGAGCCGTTTACTCCAGAAAAACGTAAACCAACGATTGCCCTCTTTGCAGGTTGCCGTTCTGAACCAAGAGGATTGAGAACTCTATCAAGAGAAACTCCTTTCGCTGTGTGAGCAAAGTTTGAATAGAATACATCCTCAGTGAGTTGATAGATTTCGTCTAACTCGTCTGCTAAAATTCTCAGTCTAACACCGTCTTCACTCAGAATCGAAAGGTCAATGTCCGATCCAAACTGAGTTTTATACTTTGTCTCTAAGTCGGAAATGATTTCTTCTCTGGATTTACGAATGAATCCTTGTTCTGTGACTCCAAACATTATACTTCTCCCGAGACTAAACCGTAAACAGTGATTGCAGAAAAACGAATATTCAATTTTCTGTTACTACTAAGCTCTTCCACTATTTCGATATTTTCTACCGAAACAGTTTCCGGATCTCGTTGCAAAACTTTTTGTATTTCGAAGAGAACTCTATCTTTCGAAATTTTGCTTGAGAAAATTGTATTCCAATCGACACCTGTTAATGATTCATAAAATGATTCGCCGAGAGTAAGTCGAATAGAATGTTTGATTCTTTGAGAGTAATATTCTAAACCTTCGATTACGACCGGCTTTCCGTCGACTCGAACGATGTCTCGATTCTCGATCTTTAATCCTTTCATCCGATTTTTACCTTTCTTGAAAGAATCTGATCTACTTCCGCCTTTCTCAAATTGAGTTGAGTCACGACAGACGCCGCAAGGCCCGCCGGTGAGCCGGGAACTGTATTCGTTGTAAACAAAGCCGCATTGTTTATGAACACATCCAAAATCATTTTAAGAAGTTCTGATAGAGTTTCCCCCAATACAGACGATTCAGACAGATCGATTAGACCGCCTTGAATTTTGATTGTATCGTCGTCGAGTTGAATCAAAGATTTACCTTGTTTGTGGCCGATGAGAAGACCGGGTAAATTTGCGGTCATTGCGGGCGGTTCGAGGTCGCCTTTAAATCCGCATATCACACAAGCACTTTGTAGATCAAAGAGAGATTCGGAAACAGGAGCGCTTAATCCGCGAACCGCGTCGGAAGTATCGTGAGTCGAGAAAGAAACCCAAACCTTATCCCCACGTTTATAGCCTGGCTTTATAAAGAAGTCACCGGCCCAAAGAGTTCCGACTCGGATGTTAGAAAGGACCGGAAAATCAATTTCTTGCCCTTGCCCGTCTTTTTGTTTGAAAGGAAGTTTTACGTTAGCCGTCATCAAAAACGGATTAAACGATTCGATTGTGCCAGGAAGACCAACTTGAACACTCGCAAGTTGCTTTTTGATCGCTTTGAGAATCACTTCGTCCAGAGTAATCATAGGGGAAGGACCTCAAGTTCGGTATAGTTCGTAGTTTGGAATGTGGAGAATCTATGTTTGCCTTTCACGATTCTACATTCTCCGTCTAAACTTCCGCCTTTGACTGCAATCACCTGATTCAATTTGAACTTGTGACGGAATAAGCTCGTAATCTTCCAAGTTTTTTGATTTTTCTCAGGAACTCCGATCAGCCCAGAGGAATTGTCTAAAAAAATCGTGCTTGGTTTACTCGGAGGATCGAGCGGGGAAATGTGTAAAAGTCCGTCTTGCATCCAGTATTGAGATTTTGTTAGCTCACAGAAACTTTTTATTCCTTCTCCTAAAGACTTTGTTGCGCTAAAATTGATGACTTTATCTTCTCCTAATGTTATAGATCCAGGTTTGATATTACCTTGAGTCAAAATATCAAGGATTACGGTTTGTGCAGGAAGTTTACTATACGTTTTCATGATATAAAAACTATTCCAGGAACCGGCGTTTGCCGAGATAGTGAATTCTAAAATTTTATTTGGACCCTCCTGTCTCATTTTGGGAAGAATCACTTCACCACTTACAACCAGGCCGTTTTCGTCTTTGTATCCTGCGCTTAACATTGCAGTAGGATATAGAAACCCTTTTCCCTTAGTTTTAGCTCCTACCATTTCGATCGTACCATTATTGGCATTATAGATTAAAACTTTTGTTATATTCAACTTCTCTAAATCTGACTCAAATTCGAGGTCAAACGGAGGATAAGTGAACTCTTTTCCGAGACCTGTCTTTGGAAGAATTTCCAACGAAACAACACGACCGAAAAGTTTAGGATTTCCGATCATACCGTTTTCTCGACGATATAAATTTGAACCGTAGATCCGAGCGTGTCTCTGTTGACAGGCATTTCGACAAATTCGTCTCTATAAAAATCATCGATGGATAGAGGAATTAATTTGATATGATTCGGAAACCCATCGACTACGAAGTGGTTCAAAGGGACTCCGTAAACAAGTTTCGTCGAAAATAGAATTTTGCCTTCCGAGTCTCTAACAAGAGCCGTAATGAAATCTCCAACTGAATTGTAGTTGAATTCGAACTCGAAATCCTTTCCGCCGATTTCGTATTCATAACGAACCGGGAACGTTTCAGAGTGAAAAGGTAAGTATTTAAATGCTGGCATATTTTATTTACCTGAAAAAATGGCTGTAAAAATGTCTTTCTTCGCTGGGTTTATCTTACCGGATAGTTCGACTTCTTTGATTGGTTGTTTGCCCATAGACTTAACTGCATTCAGATTTCTGGTTTTAGCCTCTACAATTTGAACCGGATAAATAGATAAGGTTATACTAATGTCATTTCCAATATCTTTAGATTCAGAAAAGCTAATGTCTCCGATTAAAAGATTTGGAATTTCATCCATAGTTCTACCTAAGTATCGTTTGTCAGGATCATCGGGCGGAACAAAACGAAAGAAAGACGGAAGCATCGATAGGATTTTAGTGAGAATCCCGCCGGTTGTATAACCGAGCATCGTAATAAAAGTTCCATCTGTTTGCCAACGACAGAGCGTTTCTAATTTTTCGTCTACAGTCACTTTACGGAAAGAGAATATGGCGATAGAATTTGAAAGGATCGCACTTAGCGTAATTCCCCGTTGGCCGGGAATTACATGATCCGTTACCGATGTTTTTCCTTTCTCTTTTTCAATCGGGTGTCCGGTCACTTCGGCAGGATAGGAATGTTGAATTTCTAAAGATACATTGATCTCGATTTCAGTATCTCCGTCCGTTAGAGCAATTGTGTCTCTTCCCGTGATGATTTCCATTACATTGCCTCCGGAGAAAGCCCAGCAGAAAGGCCGAGCTTGATCGCTATTTTTTCTAATTCTTTTTCCAAATACTTTGCAAAGATCGTCGCGTTTTCCTGAGGAGATCCCGCACCTAATGTAACGTTTGCGATATTAACCGAGATTCCTCTGGAAGATTTGGATCTTCCGAGTGATCCTAAGTCCTTTACGGCAACGAGGTTGTCGTCCGGATCTGTGTGGATGACCTTGCCGGTTTTTGTGATGATTGCATCGTGAACTTTTGTAACGTTATCCGCCTTCCCAGGTGTTCCAAAATTGAAGACACCAGAAGGAAAGATCCCGGAAAATGCTTCTTTAATCTTTGGGCCGATGTCTTTAAATAGATTTTCTATAATCTCAGGAAGTGATTTAAACCATTCAACGATTTCATCAAAGTAAAAATACAAAGTGCTAATTGGAAAGAGAGCCATAATGAGAAACTTTCCGTATTTTTTTGCGAGATTGATCAGATAGTCAAAGGCTTGTCCAAATAGTTTTTTAATATCAAAATCTTTGAATGGACCGAGGAAATCCCCGATAATTGATTCGCCTCCGTCCATCCAAACAAGCAAAGAATCCACTATCAAAACGATAGCGGCGATTGTTGCGGCAACAGCCGCGCCTAACGCAATGAAAGGAATCCATGGAGCAATTGCCGACCAACCAGCCACAGCCATTCCGTAGAGAGCGGGAATCATTCCTCCAGCGGTTGCCGAGGCAGCCACAACCATTTTCGCGGCAATGGCTACCAAAACGCCAGTAAACACCGAACCAAAGATTATTAATGCTCCTTTGACTCGATTGAGTGCGTCCTCTCCAACAGTAAAATATTCTAATATACTAACGAACGTAGCAAGAAACGGCTTCATACCTTCGAGAAGCACTTTTCCAAATAACTCTTTCAAATCTCCCATCCGTTGGTTGTAGGCTTGAGAGATTGCCGAGGCTGATTTTAAATGGGAACCATACGCATCTTGTAGGGCTGAATTTTCTTTGAGTGCGGTGGAAATCAGTTTTTCTCGTGCAAGACGTTTCGAGACTTCCGTCATTGCAGAGTTGTTGATTTGATTGAATTCTTTTGTATAGGAAGAGAAGAGTGCACCGTTCTTTTTTAAAAAATCGTCGGACCCGGTTTGAATTGCTTGATACGCTTCGGTCATGGAGGCGGACAAATCGGAACCAGTTACTTCCGCGACTTGCTGAAGTCCTGAGAGATTTTTAGAAATGAAATTAACCGACATTCCGGCTTTCATTGCGTCATTCGCAACCTGGGAAAGGCTCCCTTCAGAAGCGAGTCCTTTCGAATCTTGAATTGTTTGTGTGATCGCGGATTGTAGTTTTGGATACTGGGAACCAGAAAGAGTTTGCAAAATTCCATTCTGTTTTTCTAATGCAGTGGCCGCTTCAATGGACGCCGTTGCAAAAGATCCAACGGCAAAAGCGATACCGATCGCCGCAACTTGCTTGAGCATTCCGGAGAGGGAACCCGCACTATTCGCCGTATCAGACATTTCCTGATTGAGCTTTTCGAGTTCTTTGTCTGTGAGTCCTGCGGCCTTTGCGGTTGCGATCAGTTCCGAATCCAGTTTTAAATCTTCACGAGATTTTGAAATCAAACGCTCTATGTTTGATTCTGTAGTTTTGAACTTCTTTGCGAGTTCGGAGATTGCGGGATCAGCTTTCCCGGCAAGACTGTCTCCAATGGATTCACCAAACTCTTTAAAAGCGGCAGCCTGAGAATCTGTGAACAAATCAAGAGAACCACCAAGATCAGAGAATTGTTTTTTCACAGAATTCAATTCTTCCTTATACTCTTTCAAAGCGTCCGTAGCATCACCTTGGTTTGTTTTAAGAGCTATGTTGAGTTCTCTGACTGCCATTTATTCTTACTTTTCCTTTATGTATTCGAATTTTTGAATACGATTAAAATCAGGCTCCTCTGATCAGCTTCGCCAAAAACTTCAATTCCTCTGCCTTTTCTTCCGCTTCTCTTTTCTTTCTTCGATCCACAACCTCCATGATCTTCGCGTAAAGAACAGTCGGCGCGTCTTCGATTTCCTTTTGACTAAACATCGCCGCACCCAAAACGAACGGCTTCCAGATTTGCATTTCTCGATCGACTTCGGAGTCAATCCACTTCAACCACTCTTCGATTGAAGGGACTTCTTCAAAATTTGGGAACCGGTTATTCCAACTCCCACTTAAGAAATCGGTTGGCTATTCTTAGCCATACCTCCACGTGGTTCGGTTCTATGTTGTCTAACGTAGGTTCGAAAGAGTGACCGAACGGCTTTACGCTGAACTTGAAGAACTTGTCCAAAAGTTTATCTTGGTTCAGTCCTTCTGTTAGAGAAATCGCTTCCTGTCTCCAACGCAGAGCTTTGCGGTTCCCTGGATGTTGAAGTTTGTAACTTCTTCCATCCACAAATTGAATCGTTGCGACTCGTGCGTCGTCATCGATTTCCACAAGGATCGGTTCCATCGGAATCGTATCTGATTTCGATTCAACTTTTTGACTTTCAGTTTTTCCGGAAGCTTGGGAAGTCTGATCTCGGTTATTTCTCACTATGATATTTTCGTTATTCATGCAGTTAAAACTCCTTTATAATCCGGAAGAAGGAACACCCACGTCCTATCCTTATACTCTTTCCCGCGTTCGATCGTAGGTCGTTCCCAAACTCTCCCTTGTGCAGAGAAGCCAATCATCCCGCCGTCGGACTTGTCTTTCATCGTGAACACACATGGAAGGCGTCCTTCTCCCATCGCAAAAAAGAACTCGTTTTCAGGAGAGTCTCCCATAAGGACAATTGTGAGTTTTACTCTTCCGTCGTAAACTTCCGAGATGTTCCAATCCCCTTTGATGCCTACCTGAGACATGATGTATTCTTTGGTGACAGGCTCGATCTTGAAGAACCCGTCGGCCTGGCTTAGGCCGGAAACTTCACGTCCGTTGCAGTTCACGTTTAATTTTTTTGGATCCCAAATTCCGTTCATTCTTGAATTCTCCTTAGGTTAATTCGCCGTCGATGTCGACTTCGTTGATCGCTCCTCTCAAACGGCACGAGAATGTAATGTTCGGAAGGATTCGATTGTTTCGATCGTTGGTAGGAATTTCGTCGATCGTTTCCGGAAGGTTGATCTTGTATTGATAGTCTCCGAGATCCGAGCGCGCCTTGTCTGCTTCGGTTTCGACAGGCGCAATAATTCCTTGACGACCCGCTTGGGCGAAGACTTCCCGCATCCGAGCCTCAATCATTTGAATTCCTTGGATGGTATACGGAACTACATCGGAGTTCAGAAAGAGGCTCGTAATGTTCTCTCTCAAACGAGCTTTCAGCCAAACTCGATTTTCCACTACGTCCGCATAAACCTTGCCGGTTGAAATTCCTGGATAGGGAACTTGTCTTCCGCCGAAATCTACGATCAGATTTCCGTTGTCGGAGAAGATCGAGGACGTTTGTGAATTTGTGTAACCGGAATTTTCCACTCCATCCAGAGGCAAGTAAGCGTAGTTATACGATCCCACCTTTCGAGGAGCCGTATTTCCCACCCAAGCCGCTTCCGGAAACGAGTCTGGGTTTTTATGAAGTGTGATATATTCCCAGATTGAGTTTCTTCCAACAAGAATCGTTGGATCGTCTGTGCAGGCAAAAAACATCTTCTCGATTGATGCGAGATAATCGCCTAACACGTATATTTCGCTTTTGACGTGAGTGGTTGCGATCGCCTTAAACCACGCATCCTTCCCGGTATTTCGTAGGCTTGCAATCTCAGTGGCGGCGTTCGCCCATGCGGTAAGCAGAAAGATCGCTACTGTTTTCGGTCTCGGAGTTTGTCTAAATACTTTCGTCGCCTGAATGTATTCTTTATCCGTTGAAAGAAAACCGAGTTCCAAAAGGTCATCCGCCGAAGTGATTTCCATATATCGCTCATAGCTCAAAGCGGCTTGAGTAAATGCAGAAACGACACCACTTCCTACGTTCGCAACCTCGATGACATCCACGATCTTAGTAGCGCCTGCGATATTCGAAACCGCTTCCGCCGCGAGCTTGACTTGATGCGCGGTGGATGTTGCAATTCCAGTTCCGTTTGTTGCAACGTTGACCGTAATCACAAACGGATCATTCTCAGTTCCGGTTCCGGAACGAACGACACTCAGAGCCGTATTGTTTCCGGAAACGATGTATTTTACTTGGACAAATGCAATTCCCGGTGTTACCAATTTCCAGATAAGTCCACTCGAACCACTTCCAATTTGAAGAAAGTATGTCGGAGCTTTAACTCCGAGAATGAGAGGAAGTCCGAATCCCATTTGAGAAACCGGAGTGTTCCGCAAGAAAATATTGATCTGGATCGGATCGATTTTAGAAATTGTTTGTGTGCTCATGCTTCCTCCTGGAATTCAACCGACGGCGCGGTCGCTGTTGTTTTTCCGTGTGTTTCGTTGAACTTCCTGGCCTTGAATAATACGTCAAAGCCCGCCTTGTATTCGTATTGTGTAGATTCTAAAACAGTGGTCCGGTCCTGAACATCACCGGAAACAAGTTGCGGTGTAATTCCGAACTTTTCGCATTCTGTCATCCCTTGAATCGAATCAAACCAGTCCATCGATCTTTCACAAAGATCGAAACAAGTTGCAATCGATGAGTTATGAAGAAACGCGAGACTGATCGATGCTTTTTGATTTTTCCGAAAGATCTGTTTGAAGTCTTCCGGGCCGGTTGCTTCTATCCACGAAGATGCGGACTTTGTCGGATCTTGGTTCAGCACGAGAATTTTATAGGAACCGAATGGATAATCTGGTTTCTCTATGTCTTGATCCGAAAGCTCGATTTTTAAAGTTGGATAATCCGTTCTCAAAAACTCTTCGAGTTTATCTATCACGGACCTAATATCTTCAAATCTCATGAATTGCGAATCTCCTTTTTGCAGATATAACGGATGAAGCCAGCTTCAAACATTAGATCTTTCTTATCCTTCACGATATACTTCACGCCCTCAAATTCGAACTTGTCTTCGTAATCTATAGAGAGAGCATTTCCAATTTGATAAAAGTTTCTATCCTCGATCGTATACATTCCTTCCGGAAGAACATAGAGTTGTTTCGAACTTACGGTTGTTACAGGCATATCCATATCAATCGGAGCGGCATAGTTCGTTTGCCACTCTCCTTTTCCGTTTTTGCTCTTTCCGAGTTTTTTAATATACTTCACTGGTCGGATAAATGGCCTCAATGAATCGGCAACACCTGTCAGACTCATGCGGCCACCTTCCCATTGATTTCGTAATTGATCGCATTAAAAAATCTTAATTCATCTCGCAATGGTTTCGTGTTTCCCTTTAGGCTGGAAGTCAATCCGGAGAGAGCTGCAAACGGAGGATCGTTATTTACGATCCGATTTTTGATTTCGGATACCGCTCTGAGCCCGACTCGATGCAGGACTTGTTCCGCTTCCAGTTCTCCATTCAAGAAATCGTATATTCCCTTTTCGAATTCTTCCATAACTGCATTTTGGAAGGACTGCAAATCAAAAGTTCCGCGAAGCCAAGAACGTTCCGGAATGACTACCTTTTTCGTGAGAACGAAAAACGGTTCGAGCTTTCCGCCTTCGACCTTTGCTAAAAATGCAGACTTGCCCTTTCGAGGTGGAATGAATTTGAGTCCAGGAATACTACGAGGACTTTTTCCTTTCAATTCAGGATGAAGTGGAATCGTAAGCCATTTAGAATTTTTAGGTCTGATCACAGCTCCAAACTCGTGCGCTCCGGCAATCACAAGCAAATCGCTATCGACAGATCCGACGAGCCCCACGGTTATCGTTGAAGACTCGATGTATTCCAAACCTTTGATGAGTTCATCCAGGTTTGTATTGTCTTCGATGACCGTAGGCATTATCCGAGTCTTCCTTTAAACCCGAGGATTTCGGTTCGTTTTTTGTTATACATGTCTAACCACGATACTTGCATTCCCGGAGAAATGTTTGTATCGTAGTTTCTGGAAACTCCGTCGACCGATTCGGCCATAACTTCGTTTTCCATAAGGTTATTATTGAAGAGCAAGACAGCAGTATAGGAACGGTGCAATACATTGAACCTCGGATGTGATTCTGAAAGTCCAGTATTATCGATCACGCTATCAACCGCTTCATCAAGATACAATCTGAGTGTTGCATCCGGAACGCCAGCGATAGGATCGCGGACGTAATCCCTAAGTTCTGCTATGCTTGCTCTCATTGTGTTAGATCCTTATACAATATTAACCGTATTGGTTCCGTAACGCATAACAATACCTTTAGGATTATATACATGAATTCCACCGATCTTCTCGATCGCTTTCACCTTCATGTTTCCGTCGAAGTTGTCCCAAGGAGTTTCTCTAACTTCCAAGTCGTTGGCAATGATAAGCTCGGCAACATCGGGCGAATCATCGAACAAACAAAATCCACCGACGTAGTTGCTACCGACTTTCTTTTTTAAAACCTTAGCGGACAGATCTTTGGTTCGAATGAACCCTCTTGGGAACATCACCTCTTTATTGCTGAGAAGCCACTGAAGTGTAGTCATGCTGTTTTGAAGTGGCATCGGACGAAGTAACCACATATAGTCTTCGTCATCAATCAAGCACCCGGCGGCTTTGAATTTTCCGGAACCTTCCAGCTGTGCTTTTGCGTCGATCAGATCCAGAAGAATCTGGTCGGGATTTTTGTTCTTAAGTAGATACTTTTCGTTTCCAGAACCCGAACCGTTTGCGGCCACCATATCAGAAAGAATACCGTTCCAGTTGAAAAGACCTTGCTTAACTTGTTTTCCACCGACCGTCAAACCGTGAAAAACAATTCGATTTTCTTGTTCGGCAATGAATTGTCTCGTCGCATCCAGACGCCGATCACGAATCGGATATTCGCTTCCTCGTCCGGATTGTCTGCGAGCTTCCGCTTGATCTAAATCCTCTTGCGTGATTCGAAATCCTGCTTCGATGACAAAAAGTTTGTCTCCTTGGCTACCTGCTTTTTCTCCAACAAACGGCATATCATCGGATTCAACTCCGGATTCTCTAACCAGCGCTGAACCGGTATTTTCTACGTGCTCCACAGTGTAACTATGAGCATAGGAAGGAGTGTCCGTATTCACGCTAAAGATCGATCTCGCTACAAGTTCGTTCGTGCGAGGAGTGATAATTCGCTTTTGAATATACTCCGAGTCTTCTTTTCTAAAAATTGCTTGTGCTTGAGGCATTGTGATCTCCTTAGTTATCCAATGTGATCGTGTAAAAACCGGACGCAAGATTGAGCTCTGCGATTCCAGCTTCTTGTTTAGATACAAATTTAACCCCAGTGATAAGGGCGGTTTTGCCAGGAAGTGCAGTCTTTCTAAATGAACCGGCAACGAAGTTGCCTTCTTTCACGACACGAACTCGAACCGGATCGAATTCGTTGGTTGCTTCCTCACAAGGAACCCAAACAAACCCCTTCTCGATCAAGGTGCAAAGTTCACCATCTGCATAGGAAAGATTGTCAAGATCTCCGGCGGAGGAGGAAAATGAAGTTACGCCATCAAATCGTAAATCAGAAGCTATCTTTGTAAGTTCAGTCATCGCGATAGCCGACACTATACCAGAGCCGTCAGCAAGTAATTCAATGGAGACAATACTGTTGATTGTAGTATCTGCTTCCAAGGCCGACTTGATTTGTGAAGCTGTTGAGGTAATTACAGCCGAACCGTTCGTTGCCGCATTGATTGTAATTCGATAGGGATCGTCTTGTGTTCCTTGACCTACAACGGATACACCTAACGAGGCGTTGTTTGTCCCTGAATTCACGATTGCAATCAAGGCCCAAACTTCTGGTGAACGAGTCGTTACTCTGATTCCTGAGCTTCCTACGCCGATGTCTTTGGTATCTTGAACAGCGTCAGCACTAACTACCGAAATTCCTTCACCGCCAGCCACGAGCATAACAGCAGAACCAAACGGTAGCTTACCAACAGACACAACACTGCCGCGCTTCCGCTGATCGGTGGAATCTCTGGATGTGGTTCCGAATATTCCCGGCTTTTCGTTATACAATCCTCCGTCCGGAACGGATGCGCCAATGAGCGCGCATAACGCGGTTCCACCAAACGGGAAATACGCTTTTACGAATTCAACAGGTTCCAAATCGAAATATGAAATTCCGAAACCTGCAGCTGAAAATAAGGTTAGAAAAATTAACAAAGCATTGAATATCATTTTTATTTATCTCCTTTTGTGTTCAGGCTCAACCTGTCGGCTTGAATTTTTTTCAAGTCATCGGTGTCCTGTCTCGGTTCACCTCTCTCTTGATTGTTGTTTGCTCCAGAACGGATAAGAGCTTTTTCCCGTGCGAGTTCCACGGCGGATTCGTAACGAATATCCAATTCCTGATCGTCAATTGAATCTAACTTTGCAGTTGGAAAAGATTCGTTAATGACTATTCCTTTTAGATCTCTTGCAGAAACACCGTCTGTCTTCGCGTTCGGTTTGATTGACTTAACCGTCTCGATCAACTTTATCCGGTTTTGAGCAATCGAATCTTGAGTTGCCGGTGCCATTGCGGAAGCCAGAAGTTTTTTCATTTCCGCAAGAGCTTCGGTTAAGGTTGCAACTTGTGTGGACAGGGATTTGATCAGATCGTCTTTTGTCTTATCCGTTTCTTGGGAAGGTGTTGGCTTATCGTCTTTCGTAGGGGCAGACTCGGGCTGACCTTGAGAAGGTTCGGAATCATTCCGAGCAACTCCTGAGTTCTTTAGAAAATTACGAAAATCTTTTATAAGGTCTCGTTTATCAGACATGTTTTCTCCTTTTTGATTATCCGTCATCATGACGGCCATTGACATATTATCCGGAAGTTCAGCATGATCTAAGTAGACGCGAACAGAATCACCTGCGCGACCTTTATCAACATGAGCAGAGTGATTGAATCGAATATCTCTCTGAACAACATCGTATTCTTGACCTTCAAAAACGCCCGGTGTCCAATCCAGACGGGAGCGAAATCCAGGTGATATTTGACGCTTCTCACCTCGTTTCAAAGAGTCTTTCAGTTCTGCGTCCCAAATCGTTTCCTTAACCCAAATCTCTTTGTTATCCTTCACCTCAACGGAATCACCGAGGGAACCTTTTGCATATTTTGAATAGTTCGTATCGTTGATCAGTCCGTCGTTGTCAGCAATAGGAGGATGATTTTTAGTAATGGGTCGCCCCGGTATAGACGCGAGAGTTTCCGGAGAGAATAACTCTTCCGGTAGTTTTGCTTCTCGAACAATTCTTCCATCAGGGTAAACGTATTGGAATACACCGGCACGAGCGAGGACAAGAGGACACCGCAGAACGGCTTCATCTTCTATGAGTCCTTCCAGCTCGATGGTTGCAGAATCGTAACGAATTCCTAATTCCGGTTTCACGAGATAGGATCATAACGCACCTATCGCTTTGGAACAAGGTCGCCAGGTCCCTATAAGGGCCGCAATTTCCGTTCGTTTGTTAGAAAGGATTTTTAGAAAGAATCATTTTCTGGAATCTAAGTCTGATTCCATTTGAGAAAACATGGAGAGATTAAAATCAAAAATATCTTGAGCTTCGTTTTCAGAAACATTTTTGACTTTCATGATAGCCGCGACGACTTCATTTCTGGGGGCGGAAGGATCTCCTAACATGAAATAGAGTTCAGCGGCCTGTTCATTTGTAAGAGTTCTGAGTATATCTGAGACTCGCTTCATTTTAAATATCCCATTTTACCAAAGATATTATCTAAGGCAGAGTTTACAGTTTCAAAATCCGCTTCATCCCAGTAGTGGTTCACAAAATTCATGTTACCTTTTTTTTGAATCTGTGCAATGAGATTTTTCGAGTTTGTTTTTTTTGCAGTCCAAAGCTCGATGGCACGAGCAAAAAGCTCTTCTTGAGAAATCAAATAAGGAATCAATTTTCTCTGACTCTGATTTAACAAAACGGTTTGGCTTCCGTGCAACATAATTTTACCAGTCATTCCAATCTTTTTAAGACGTTTGTATAACTCTGTATTCTCAACAGCGGACTTGAATCCAGATAGCTCTGTCGAAGTGCTTTCATACCTACCTGGTTGACCGATCCAAGCATAATCAATCATGTGTCCGAACTCATGAACGAATGTTGACTGATAAGTATCTTTGAATGCGTGGGAACCATTCAACTCAATCCGATTTAGATTTGGATTAAACAGACCGGCGATATTTTTCTTCAACATGGAGCCACTCAAATAATTAACACTAATGCCTGCTCGATCCTTCGGAAATTTTAGGAATGAATCCAAATCGGAAATCGTTTTTTGAACGCTTGCTTGAATCGTTGGATCGGGAAGATTCAGACTTAAAGATTGCGATATAGGAACAATTGTTTGAGTCGGTCGCGGCGGAAGAATAATTTTCGGAATTGAAACTGGGGTTTTCGGAGCTTGTCTTTTGTTGTCTGGTCCCCAAGATGGTTCAGCCCAACACCGACAACGATAATCATCACCGGGAGCAAGGCGAGCAGGCAAAGCTCCTTTACGATTCACAAACGGAAGCTCTCCCCACTTATAAAATTTATCCGCGACATGCGAGTGGGAATCTCTAACCTTAGAATCTTTTTGTGTTCTCCAAATGAAGCCGGGGAATCCGGCATTCGCTTGTCTGAGTTTATTTTGCTGACTGAAAAACTTACCGGTTTGGTCTTTCGCCCAAAACTCGGCTCGGCGTTCTGAAATTCCGGTAGCGTTTTGAATTTGGGAGGCGATGTCTTGGTATTTTAATCCCTTCGAAAGTCCGTCCGTAACAATCTTTTGAACCCGATCAAAATGTTCTCGGAAAGCGTTGGAGGCAAGACTCGATTGCTCCTTTATCATCTGATTGACCCGGTCCCAAATTTCCCCAGACTCTTTTTGAGAAATAGGAATTCCAGGAACTCGAAACGCGGATCGGTCTCCGCCGATAACTCCAGCCATCGGCGGGGAGTTCATACTGTTATATTGTTTTTTAACGAACTCGTTTGTCTTGTCCCGAGACCACGCGTCAATGTGCTCAACGTTTCGTTTTATCTGAGACTCGAATTCTTTTCGAGGGGCAAAGTCCCCATATTGATTTTTCAGTTGGCCCAGTAAAACTCTAAGATCAGAAACATCCAGTCGAACAACGGGTTCAAAAAAATAACTATCAGCACGGGCCTCTTTCGAATAAGCTTGAACTCCTTTCAAGATTGTGGAGTTTACTTGTTTGGCAAAACGAGAAACTTCCTCTCTCCAAAGTCTTGCGTATTGGAGTTCTAAACTTAGAGGATACACAGTTTTTTCCCCTTTTTTTGCGAACGTTGGGAAAATGCGTTTAAGACGGAAAAAAGCGCATCCGTATTTTGAAATAAAACAGGTTCAGCATTGTTCAGCAAACAGGGAGATACCCAAAGATACACCTTTGGGCCCAAAAGCGCGGAAAATGGCCTTTTATTCGATTTTTGGAACATTCGAAATTACTGTTGAACGGGACTATTCAATTCTTCAGGGTTTGACAGATCCGGTTCGGTAAAATCTAAATGGCCGCCATCTTGAGAGTAATCGAAATTTTCCATTTCAGGAAATCTCTTTTGTTTAACCTCCCCAGGCGAAAGCGAACCGATTGTTATATAGATTTGATCCGCTTGAGCGTTTTTCAAATTCGTGTCCGCTTCGGATGCCGGAGAAGATTTACACAGCGTCTTAAATTTAAACTTCCAATCGAGAGACGCAAAGTCACCGTTTAGAAGTTTGTAAATTTGTCCTTCAGTCGATCGGATTCTTAATTTGATAAATTGGTCTATGATGGGACGAACTTTGAGTTCTTGAAAACGAGAAACGTCTTCAAAGTAACTTACGTCATCCGATGGATCACTATTCCCAATATTGATTACGGATTGTGTTCGCCCTAAAATTTTCGAAATAGGTATTTTTGAGAGACCTGATAAAACTTTAAAAATAAAGCTGAAAAGGGTGTCGAGTTGCGAATCAGATATTCCAGAATTTCCCAAACGAGTGAGGGTCTCGTCTTTTCCAAGCATCGCAGTGGACTGAGTGGATAGAGTATGCCTTAATAATCGAAGAAACTCCATCGTCTTTGCGGGAGAAGCAGAGTCCAGTTTGTCGGTAGTAAGGACCTTGACGGCCATCTCAAAAATCAGAGATGTTGTGGACCAAAGGGCTGTATCGATCGCAATGATTCCATCGTAGACTTTTTCTATTAAGGAAATTCCCCGCTGAGAATCCCAATTCCAACTATTGACTAGCCAGTGTGCTCGGGTGGAGTCTAATTCTACGCCAGATACAGAACAAATCGGCTCGTTATAGAACTTAGAAAGTGGATCGCTCGTTTTTCTCCTGACGGAAAAGCGACTCGCATCGATGACGTTTATGAATTCAAGATTCCGAATCGTTTCCGGCATCGGCTGACGAAGCATATAATTGGTTTGTGGAATATCCGATTTAATTCCCCAAAAAAGCAGAGAACCACCGTGGTTCATTCGAGAACCTTGAATGTGTTCTGTGATTTTCTCTTGAAGCTTGAACTCCTCCATTTCATTCATCAAGATCCTGGAAATGTTCAAACCCTTTCTATTTGAATCCGGATCGTCTTTATCTCGATTTGTTTCGATTTCGATCCATGCGCGGGTTGCATCTTCCGCGACGGAATCGACTATGTTGGCGAGGAAACCGTTTGATTCGTAAAGCGCGCGTGCAGTGCCTGGAAAAATCCGTTCTGGGTTTGGTGTAACACCTCGTAGTTTATCTCTTCCTATGATACCTTTCCCGGATGCAAGATGCATCAGGGTATCGAGTCTGGCAACGGATTCGGATGCGTCCAATTTTGCAACTCGAACGGATGTATCGATTCCTAAGTTCTTATAATAACTGCGACGATTACGAGCCATTGATTACCACCATCTTCCTTCGTTTAAGAGTCTTTCTAAAAGGCTAATTCGATTATCCATTCCTTTTGATTGAGGTCCAAATTTAGTCTCCCTAATTAAACCAGCCAAAGAATCTGGAGCGTCATCATGTCGCTCAACGACATCTGAATATTCAAGAATTTGTTTAATATATTTATGCGAGACAAAATTGGAAAAACGAATCTTATCCCAATTCATTTTTGCATATTGCTGAATTCTAAAATCTTTATCACCTGAACTCGTGATCCCTTTACTTGAAATTCCACGTCTTGTCATTTCTATTTCTAAAGCGTCCTCACCTTTATTGTCTTCAATGAAGAGTTTAGAAACGTGAAGTTGCTTGCAGAGTTTCTCTACTCGATCATAGGACTCGCCGAGTTTTGCTCTCCAGATTTCACCTGAGATCACAAAGAATTTTTCACCATTTGTTCCACCCGCCGTAAAGGCATTGAAGTCTTTCTTCTTTTTCGCTTCCCTGAATGCTGGATCCCAAAACGCAAATATCTTTATATCGCTGGGTGCTTCGTCATATCTCGGATCTCTGAATATTTGTTCGGCAACATCAAGAGGGGTTTGTTGATACAAAGAGTTGAATAGACGTTCTCCGATTCTTGCTCTAAGTTTTAAAACATTTTCAATTTTAAAACGCTCCGGCCAAAGAGATGTTCCATCTTCTAAAATCGCAGGAAGACGTAAAACATGCCATTCACCTTTTATTTCAGGCTCAAACAGTTTCATGTATTTCTTCCCGATCTTCACCTAACAAAATTCCTGTAAGGTCATTTCTTAACCAACGGGTATGAATAATCAAAATAATCGCTGTGGGTGAGAGACGAGTCTCACCTACTGACATAAAGTTCTCAATGATCTTCTCAGAAATGGCTTCCGAAGTGGCTTCTTCCATGTTTTTATATGGATCGTCAACGATAAGAAGATCAGCACCTTCGCCATTGAATCCACTTTTTAAACCAGCACTTAGAACCAAACCTTCTTTCGTTGTTTGCCATTCACCTGCGGAACGCATATCGGGGCGAACTTTACATTCAGGAAAAACGTGTTGAAACTTTGAGGATTCAACACAGTCACGAACCCAACGGCCAAAACGAGCCGCTTTCTTATCAGAATAGGAAAGTAAAATTACGTTTTTATCAGGATGCCTTCCTAAGAACCAGGTGGGAAAGATTCGTGTGCAAATTTGACTTTTGCCTCTGCGTGGAGGCATGTTTATAATTGTTCTTGTAATTTTTCCTTTCTCCATCTCTTCAAGAAGATGAATGATCGATTTGATATGCAGAGGGTCTTCAAATTTCGGATCAATATACTTTGCAAATGCTGTTAAAGAATCTTTTCCAAATTCTTTACCATACAAGTTGCGATCACTCTTCTTAACTTTTGAAAATTGTTTTGTTCCAAATTCTTGAAGCGATTCGAATATCTCCAAATCAGATGACATCAGATCACCGCTTTCGATTTTCTTAATGCTTGAATTTCGTCTTTAATTTCGAGGACGATCGTTTTTTCCCAATGCTCGCTGATTACGTTACTAACAGGTTCGCAACGGTGAAACACTTTAAGAACTACATTGACGACTTCGAACGGATGCAACTGACCACCGTATTTTTTATCAATGCTCAATTCATAATCCGCAATCTTTGTGAACGAATGAATCGCATTATCAAATGTTGAAAGTCCAGGAGCATCCCGACTAATCAGTTTTTCATAAAGAATATCAGCTATCTGTTTTGTTCTTTTCTTTATTTCTACCAACCTGTCTTCTGCAATCACCTCAACGCGCTTTTCTGCTCTGACTACGAGGCGTTCTCGTTTCTTCTTCCAAGTAAGCCCGTCCTTGTCTTCTTCCTCTGCCCACTCTTGAACTGTCTTCGCGGTCGTTTTCGTTCCAAACTCTAATCGAAGTTGTTTTGCAACTGCATTGAAAGAAGATCCGGAGCCGGAAATCGCGTAGAGGAAAAAACCGCGTTCTCGAATTGCAGGGATAGTCGTCATGTCCTTACCTGCTTTGATTAATCCGGTTGCTCTTCTGATTCAACTGGTTTGGAGTGCGCGAAATTGATTGCCGCGAAAACTTGCTTCATCAAAACTTCGTAAAACGTGGTCGTGAAACAAAAATTCAGAAGTAGGATTACAGAATAGTATCCGAGTTCAGAGATAGAATCTCCTAAAACGAATCTCACCAATTCAAAGAGGAACGCTACCCCAAAAGCGAGAGCCAAAACAAACTGAGCTTTATCACGATGGACAAATTCGTTTTTGAAAAAACGAAAAGCCCACTGACTCAAAAACAAAACAAGCGCGACGTATAAAGGAATGAATAATCCGAAGATTGCCTGTGTTAAAAGTTCCATAAATTTCATACTCTCCTTATATTAGATTTTTTGATTTTAAAAACTTGGCTGGATCCATAGGTGTAGGCCAAGACTGTTTCTTTTCATTCCAAGGCCAGACTTCGAAGTGTAAATGTGGCCCCATCGAATAACCGAGGTTACCGGATCTTCCGATCACAGTTCCGGCTTTGACATTCTGCCCGATCGATACGTAGGAATCTACGTGCTTAAACTTGTATTGATTTTTCGTAAAAACTCCGACCGCGATCATATACGGAGTCCACGCTCGATCTCGGTGAATCTGCTTTGTAGAAATCAAATCCACCCAGGTTCCGTTTTCGTAACGGAATCGGACCGGATATACTTCGTCTCTTTTGAGAACCGTTTTGATGATGCAGTCCTCGGGAATTTTGATTTCTCTTTCACCTCCTAAATCGATTCCCAAATGAAACTGTTTCGACGGTTTTCCGTTGATGTTCAGTGTTCTCGGCCCGAAGGGGGAAGTTATGTGAGGCTCATCTACCGGACATACAAAGACAGGATCGAGAACAGGAGGCATTACAGAAAGTTTTACATTCACCTCTGCTGTGTTCATTTTACTCGTGCCCAATCTCGAAAGAAACGAAGCATTCCAATAGTTTTGTTCTCTTTGGATTGATTTGAAGTTCATAAAATATTTTTGAACTTCAAAAGAAGTTGATTTCAAAAAATCTAATATTTGACTCATGAGCTTCTTCCTCCTAACAGACTGCTTAAAATTGGAAGACCGTTCCGTCTTAAAGCGAGGATTGCGGCCACAACCAACACAAAAGCAATCAACAGAAAAATTCCGAATCCAAGAACCGCGTAATATGTCCAACGGATTCCCTCACCTTTTCCGGCTTCTTTCGATACCTTGGTCAACTGAATGTCTTTCTTCTCACTTGCTACGTTGCAAAGTTTCAACTCGTCATTGAGTCTTGTGATTTCTTGAGCGTTCTCGATGTTTCGAGTGTCGCATCGATCCAGTTCGCCAATCGCTCGTTCTATGGCCCCGGAACGATTTTTGGCCAATGCGATTTTTGTTTCTTGAATTTGTTTACTGTCCTCTTTCAGCGTTGGCGGAAGTGTTTGAAAAACGGCACACGCACCTAAAAGTAAAAGTATGACTGAAATCTTTTTCATTCTGCACCTCCGTGGTCTTTGGTAGAAATTGAAATGTGTTCCGCATCCCCTGCGAGTATCCGAAAATTGGTGGCGTGATTTTTGAATCGATCTTTCGGAAAGTGAATGTTTAAGAAAATCCCATTCTTCTGAGTTACATCGATTAGGATTTTTGAGAGTGCACTGACCGCCGCCGAGGATATATAATCTACATTCAATAGAGAGAATGTTAACCTTACGTTCGGATACGGATTTCCCAACCGCGCTCGCACTTCGCTAACAAGACTGAAGAGAAAATCGTAAAATTTTTCGGAGTCACGAACACGCAGAGAATTGATGAACTGAATAGACGTTACGTGTTCTTGGATATATCTCGCGCCTGGAAGCGAATTGGTTTGAATTTGAACGACAGAAATCGTTTCTTTTGAATCGAGACGTTTTGTGATGAGTTTGGTAAGAAGTCCAAAGATCTGTCCAAGCGGTTTTCGATAAACCAGAAGGACCATAAAAAATAATATTATGGAAACAAGAAGTAGAGAGATATGATCGATTTGTAGAAGTGCTTTTAATTCATCCATGTCACCAATGCTAACATGGGGAATACCGAATGCACAACGTCAGCGAAGACCCCTAAGTGCCGCAATTTCCGCTCGTTTACGATTCTTCTTGTTCACAAAATCGACTTTGAAAGAATTCTTCCACTCCAATGCGAGAATAAAGAACCGTTCCATCGTAAAACTTCCAGAACTTTCCGAGAAGACCTTCCCGACGATAATAGCTGATTCGTCGAACGCTTCGCTTGAGAAGAGCCGCAACTTGTTGCGGTGTCATCGTGTCTTCGGGATCTTTGGGTATTGCTGGATTCGTTTGGATAGTAGTAGAACGTTTTTGCTTTAACTCTTGGATCGGAATATTTTTGAATAGAGAACCTTCGGTCGTATATCCTGTTACAGTTTGTTTAATATTTTGTTTATTAGATTTCTGAGAGGTCTTACTTTTTTTGGCCATACGGCAGACGAAAACTAAGTTTTCGAATTGTCAAGTTAAGTTGTATATTGATTGTTTTCATAGGGAGCAGAAAAAAATGAAATCAATCAATATCACGATTATCTTATTTATCATTTTCTTTAATCCGATTTTTGGGGAAGAAACCAAACGAACTTGCATCGAAGGTGATTGCCAAAACGGAAAAGGGAAGTTGCAGAATGAAGAAGGAATAATCGGAGAGGGAATTTTCAAAAACGGTAAACCTCATGGTTTGATGAAAGCTTACAAACAAGACGACCCTGAAAAATATTCAATAATGTATTTTATCAATGGAAAGATTGATACATCGAAGCCGGTTTCCAGTTGGTTTGATGACGGAGATCATTACGTAGGATATTATAATTCCGATATGAATATGCATGGCAAAGGGAAATTAACGTATTTAGATGGAAGTGTTCAGTGTGTTTACGAAGGCTCTTTTGTAAACGGCAAGAAACACGGCCAGGGAAAAATCAAATGCGAAGACGGAACTACCGAATCCGGTGAATGGAAGAACGATCGAAAATACTTTACGATTGAACTCGACTTTGTATGTCGTTCCGTAGAGAGAGTAGACAAATGGGAAGGAGGAACCGTAAGCGGAAAACTCAAATTCCGCATCATGCGAAATGCAAATGACTTACAGACTAAACTAAGTAAGTGGGATGGGATACAGGTCGGTGACGATTGGAATGGCTACACAATCGCCGAAGCAGAATACAATGACAAAAATGTAATTGCCACATTTTTGCTGTTTATTCCATCAGAGATGGATAAAGATTTTGATAAACTTGTCGCGCGAAAGAGAGATATTCATGTTCAAGGACGAGCCATTGGAGTAGCTCACGCGGAAAAACGTTACCCTGTTATATTCATTGATAAGGTTCAGTAGGAAGAAAACGAAAAAGAAAAAGAATCGTCTCCTATTTGTGTGGGACGATTATGAAAAAAATCACAGACATAGACGACGAGTTAAAAACTGAGTTAAAAACTCTTCTGTATAACTTTGTAAGAGATCTAAAAAAAGGAACAGCTTCGCTGATAGAACTAATCGCAGAATATCAGGTAAAAATCAGTCAAGTTTTTCAGGAAAAAGTCGGTCGAAAAAAATCCTAAAAAGTTTTTTATCAGATCGACTGAGTTCTAAAATTCTTTCTATATCCTTTCTCATTCCAGATTCGTCGATCTGTCTCATAAAGACGCGATCTCTTTCAATATCTTCGAATCGATCATGATTCTCTTGGGTAAGTTCTGAAAAAATTTCACTTGGAATCTTCTTGTCGCCATCCCCAAATAACACCCAAAACGGATTATATCCGAGCGACTTCATGAGAGCGTATGCAAAGTCAAAACCTACGGCGCGGTTTCCATTTAAATAGGCGCTTATCGTTGTGGGTTTGACGCCACCCTTTTTAGCCAGGTGGTTTTGTCGCAGTCCGGTCTCGGAGAGAATTATGCGGAGCCTATCGATCGAATCTTTGCCTTTCTGTGTCATATTGTTTACAATTGAACATTTTTCATTGACTGTTGTGGTTCGTGTGAAATAGTTGTGCTAATGTGAATTAGTGATAATTATCGGCATTCGTTAAGCCATAATCAAGATTTTTTTCAAAAATATGCGCTTGTGTAATAAACTTTTGTCCAGAGTGGGCAATATGCTAACGAATACATAAAATTTCGGGAATTGGTGTTGGAGAGATGGAAAGCTTAGATCAGAATCAGGAGGAATCCAGAATGTTTTTTAGAAAAACAATTCGGTTTCATTTATTAAAAGCAAGGAGAGAACGTTTATCCCTGGAGATGATGATACATAATTGTGAAATAGATTTCTTTTCTTATGAGTTCGGTTTTTGGAATCGTTTTAGTAGTTCTTCTACAACGGAATAATCGCGCTCATCAATTTCAAAAAGCATCTCCGTTAGTTTTTTAAGTTTTGGATTTTCGTGCATCTGATTTCCTCTTTCCCAATCGGCTTCCAAATCTGCCCAATCTTGTGACTCTGTTTTCGATAGGAACATTTCCCCCTCGCCGGTAAGAAGCCAAATTGAATTTAGATTGAATTCATGCTCCATTGCTGCGATGGCCGTCCCAGAAATTCCGTGAACTCCATTCAACCAAGCACTTATATTTGAACGACCACCGATTCGAATTCGTTTTGCGAATTCCTCCTGAGTCAATCCTACAACTTTAAAAAATTCAGAAAATCGTTTTGAAATTATTTTATTTTTTTTGTCTGTATCGGACATTTTTTGCTTGCAATATTGTCTTTTTCAGACAATGGTTTTCAATATCAAATTCCACAGGTCGCCCCTTACATAGAAGCATCGGCGATGCGACCTATAGAATCAAGGAGAAATCAAAGCAATGAGCGCAGAGAGGATTGAACTGAATTGGATACACAGATTTTTGAAGTTCCCAAATCGGATACCTTCGTATTTTGCAATTTCTTTCCATTGGATCAAGTTTTCTATTTATATTCCAGCTCTTATTGAAGACATTCAAGACAATGGACTCCAAATACTAAATCTAAAAATACGTAAGGGATTGAGTCGAAAAGACCCAAATCTTCAATTCCTGTTCTTCGATTTTACAATTATAAACGTAAAACTTTTTATCAGTTTCTATTCACGCGAAGGCTTTTTCATTCAAATCGATTCTTCTCGTTTCCCACGAGGTTTGGAATGAACGCAACAAAACAACGGGAAGAAATCCAAAGAGAAATCGTATATCGCTACAAGTATATGAGCACATTCGCAAAACTTAATAATCTAAACGAGCGTTTGACTTATGAATTTTTTTCAGGGCGAAACAACAATCGTAGAGTGATCGCCGCTCTCAATGCAGAGGGATTCAAAAATATAGAATTAGTTCTCACAAAAGATACGGGAAGCGCAGCATGAATCCTACACTCGGAATCAATATCCATCGTAAACGAGTAGCTGATTCGGTGCTCAAAATCAGGAGCGTGTCAGACGAAAGTCCAATGGAAATCCTACTCTCTCGTTGTGCAGTCTATGAATATTTCATCGATGACTTAGGACTCAGAAAGCAATTCAGCAAATGGATAGAAAAGAAAAAAATTCAGGATCAGAAGAATGGCTAATCTTAAAAAATGCGATCGCGTCCGCAGCCGTTTCATTTGCGACCAAGTTAAAGTTCTCAAAGAAAACGGACTCAACGTTTATACCGTCTTTGATCGCTGTTGGAGTAAAATCCCAGCCGCTCTTATCAAAAAACTCAACACGGAAGAACTGTTGCAATACATCCGGTTGCACATTTTACCGACAGAAATTTCCTCCCAAACTCCTCAAAACAAAGAAGGATACAAAACAAAAAACCCGAAAAACCACACGCTGGAAAAATTTGCATGAATAGTCTTAATTCAAATAGCTGCAATCTGAGTGATTCTCTTCTCCTCGGCGGAGTGAATCCCGCCGAGAATTTTTCTTTCGAAAGCAAAATTGGAAAGTGCAAACAATGTGGAAACGGCCCGGTCCCGAGATACCAATTTAATCAATGTGAAGGATGCTTGAAGCAAAGATTCCTAAAACTCAGACTTTTAATCGATTCGGTAAGAATATGACTCTCTTAACAGTCGCAAGATTCTTTCTCGAAAATCCAAGTGTTCCGTTTCGACCGGTTCATGTCGCAAGACGACTAACGCGTCCAGAAAAAACGATCTATCGAGCAATTCAAATCCTGAGCCAGTGGAGATTTGTAGAGGAGCATGACGGACTTTATATTCTGAATGTAGATACGATTGAGGGCAAAAACGAAATCAAGAAAACAACTGGCACCGGTGCTCTATTTATACTGATCCACCTTCTTCCGGGAAAGAGCTTTTTCTCTGGAGAGTTTCGGCTCCTGACAGGAATCCAATCCTTGGAAAGAGCCAAACGCAAATTAATACAGGCAAAACTAATCTTACCAGACCAGGAGAGTGGTCTATTTTTCTCCGAAAGTTTTCGTTGGCAACTTTCGCCAAAAATTCAAACCAAACTGGGTCAGGCTCAATTCTACCTGAAGGCCCTGAGGAAAGTCTATGGAAAATGAGAACATGCCATCATTAGAAAATTCTAATGATGGCAGAAGGGCGAGAGGCAAACGATTGCCTCTTCAAATAAGAAATCGCATTAAGCCTATCGAAGGAAAAACATCCCTGCGAGCGATTGCCAAGGCTTATTCGGTTAACCAAGGAGATCTATCAAGAACCGCCTACGGAGACCGCAAGACGCCGCATTTGATTCAAATCCTCGAAATGGAGTTCAATCTTCCGATCGAAGAGATCCGAGCGATCTTCCAAAAGGCAAGAGAAACTCGGAACGCCTTTCAAAAACAACAAGTAGAGAATGGGATAAAAATATCTCAAAGTGAAGAAACAAAAGCGATTCTAAAAAATATGGGATTCAGAGGATAGAAGGATGACAACCAAATCAGCGTTAGACGAATATAAGGACGAAATAGAGGACTCAGAGGGCAATGTGTCACGACCGGAAACGGCTCTGGCAATTTCGAACATAAGCGAAGCAAGAGAGTTTTCGTCGGAAGAGAGAAAGGCTTTAGCCCAATTATATATCACTCAGGCAAGGGTGAATGTTTTTCAAACCGCTCTCGCATTGACTGCTATTCGAAACCTCGAATTGTTCAGAGAGCTTGGGTATGCAGGATTCCATGATTGTGTAGAGCAAGAACTCGACATGAGCGGACGCGTTGCTACCGAATATGTAAACGCTATCGAATCGTTTGGGTTGGGTGATCGAGTGAAGCAACTCATGGAAGCATCACCGAAACGTTTCCTTCAGGCTGCCAAAGAAGTTCGGCTCAAACAATTAGAGGGAGAAATCCTAACTTTGTCCGATGGCACAGTTGTTTCTGCGGAAGAGTTTCTCGCGGAAAGAATTGCCTCTTTGGAAAATTCTTCAAAGAAAAAAATCAAATCTTTGGAAACAGAAAATCAAACCGTAAAAGCCGAAGCGGATCTGCTTCGAAAAAAACAAGCGAACTTAGAGAAGTCTATCCAAAAGAAGGACGAACAATTGGATGTTCTCAGAAAATCCAAAGACATCGATCCGGATAAATTACTCAAAATCAAAAACCAACGCGAAGCAGAAAAGATGATCGATGAGTGTAACGCTTCGATTTTAGAAGCGTTACAGAGAATTGAGACAATCCCGGAAGAATCTCGAAACGGTGCGTTAGGAATCTATCTCTCTCGCACCATTGCGACGATGGAAATTTCACTCAAAACTCTAAAGATGGCTTGGTCAAACCACATCTTTCAAGGAGAGACGCAAGAGTGAAACAATTAGATCCAGATTTGTTTTACGAATTTTACTCAGCCTGGAAAGAGGCGCCGTCAAAATTCTCCAAAGGCGAAATGATGCGTAAAGCCGCGTCTGCCTTTGGATTGTCAGAAGACGCAATTCGAAGAAGATTCGAAAAGTATAATATTGGATCGGAGTTAGCTGTTGTTACAGGTGAGAAAAAAGGAAAGCGAAAATCAAATCTGAACTCGGAGCGAATGGATCTACGGGAAACCGAAGCGAAGATCATCGCTGAAATTGTTTACTCGAATCTGTCCGGCAAAGAACCAAAACCGATCTCGATGAAACTCGCTCTAAGACGAGCGCGTAACAGCGGACAGATTCAACTTCCATGGACGGAGTCTACCGCAAACCGGTGGCTGAATCGTCTCGGTCTTGGACGTCATGAGATGCGTTCACCGGAAGCGGCGCGGCATTGGAAAGAGCCATACTCCAACGCAACCCACATGGTAGACGCCTCCGTTGCAAGTAGATACTACCTAAACCCACGAGGAAAAATCGAACAGCGTTGGTTCTTTGATGATAAAGACGAAGAAACAGCGATGCTAAGAGACAATTTAATCAAGGTTTGGGTTTATGCGTTGGTTGATGTTTATTCAAAAGTTTTTTTTGTGTGGGCGTATGGCGGAAAGGCTATAACTCCAGGCGCAAAACATCGCGGAGAGAACACAACAGATTATCTCGATTTTTTCAAACGTGCTTGGCTACCGAAATCAGATCGCCGAAATCCATTCGAAGGCATTTCTGACTTCGTTTACTCCGACGAAGGTAGTGGCTTAAAGGGATCACGATCCACGTTAAAACGATTAGGAACAAAATTAATCATGCACAGACCGGGCGGCCCGAGGGCGAAAGGCCCTGTCGAACGTATAATCGGAGTGTTTAAAAATATTGTAGAACCCGCAATCGATGGAAAACGGTTTAAGGATTTAGAGGAATTCAACGATTTTCTAACGTTATATACCATTCACGAAAATCAAATCAGCGGAAGATTCGACCTCTGGCTTGCAGGAACAAAAGACAAACCAGTTCGGCGGATCACAGAACAAAACTTTTACGATGCAACCGTAACATTCGACAAACGAGTCGTAAACAACTACGGCTGTATCGAATACCGGAACCATTCCTACGGAGTCGCTTTAGATTTGGTAGGGCAAGACGTTATTCTTTTCAGAGACCGCGACGGAAATCTGGTAGCAGAGGACAAATTAGGAAATCTTTATATCTGTAATCCTGACGGAGCGAGAAGTATATCGCAACATACAGGATTCCAAACGCAATCATCAGACACATGGCTGAAAACCGATCGGATGAGGCTGCGAGACGAAATTCGTGAGGGTGCCAAGAAACAGCGGAAAATCTTTACGATCGACGACCTCTTTCCTAAATCCGAGTTGGAAAATCTTAGATACTTTCCGGCGAACGCTGTCCCTGTTGAAACACCCGCAACGATGGCACCGAGCGAGTTCACCGATGTAGAATCTGCGTGGAGCTACATTGAAAGACGACTTTTAATCTACCGTTCCGAAATGCCAGTGGAACTTTTTGAAGCCGTTCAATCGCGTCTTGATTCAAGTCTTACCCTCAAAGGCTCAATCATAAACCAAGAAATATACGAACTTTTGAATATTCTAAATAACATTGATTTTGAATCTAACGATTCTAAGGAGAACGCGGAATGAGTTTTGTCGACACGGAAAATACAAACAGGGTAATCAGGGCAATCAAACAGGCCGTCGACAGTTCCGGCTGGGAATGTGTCGTTGGACACGTTGGAGCAGGCAAAACATTTCTATACGAGCACATGCTTCATTTCTGGAAAAGTTATCCGAATCGTTTTCAAGTCATCGAAATGGGACGATGCTATGAGTCGTTCGGGATGAGCATCAATCAGATCATGAAAGTTATGATTTCCGAACTCGTCCCAGACCGTGAGATTCCCGGAAACGCTCATGCAAAACAATTGATTTTACGTAGCATCCTTGAAAAAGCATACGAGAGAAAACGTAAGATTGTTCTTCTTTTTGATGAATCCCAAGCACTTTCCGGAAAACTATTACGAGATCTTAAAAAGATTCATGAGATTTCTATTCCGGAGCGAGAAAATCTTTTCTCAATTATCATGTTTGGAAAGAACGAAGGGCCTTGGTTGCGTTCTTTAATTGATACCCAGGAAATCGGTTGGAGAATCCATAAAACAAACTTAGAACCTCTTAAAGATAACGAAGTATTATCCTTTGTGGAGAAAGCGTATAACATAAAATTTGAATCTGGACAAAACGGCCAAAAGGCGCGACAAATATTCATTCAAAATACGTTTCCAACTCCCCTTGGAATTAAGTATCAAATACGTAAAATAGAAAGATCCGAAATCGGATGGAATCGGATTTTAACTTACGAACTTGCTAAAACCGTATTCCCTCAGACCATTTCCGACATTCTAAAAAAAATGAGGATCACTCAAAGAGAAGTCGCTAAACGTGTTCGAGAAAATACGGGGAAGGAATTAAGCAAAGCCGCAATCTCAACTTACCTAAACGGAGATCAACACGAGATTCAAAAATCACGCTTAAGTTTAGACGGGCATAAACTAACAATGGATGCCGCTCTCGATTTAATCAGAGACTACTCAACGTCACCGAGTGATATACACTCAGCGGAAAATCTGATTCGAACCGCTAACGAATAACGCAATATTTTAATATTATATTGGAGGAAAAATGAAAATCGCAAACCAGGAAGAACACGAACAGGCTTTAAACAGAGTGGCCCAAATCAAGAAAGAACTTTCCGGATTCTCTACGAATCTGGGTTCGTTAAATGACGACGTCACTCTCTTGGAAGAGGAAAAAAAAGAGAAGGCCGAAGAATACGACAAAAAAATCAAAGTTGTCAAAGACCAAATCAAGGTGATCGAAGACGAACAAAAGGCAAAAGTCAAATCCCTGAAATCGGAACTAAAAGAATATCAGTCCGCAATCGGTGAATTTGTCGTAGAGTCGATTCCAGCGTAAGGAGGAAAAACGTCATGGCGATTGCAAAGAAGAAAAAGGCAGCGAAGAAGAAAGTCGCTCCTAAGAAAAAGAAGGTAGCTAAGAAGCCGGTGGCCGTAGAAGCACCGAAGCAAATTAGCGATTCCAATTCTTCCGGAATGGTCTTGGAAGATCCAAGACCGGCATAGGAGTAAAGCAATGGCGAGCAAAAAGAAAGAACAGATCGTTATCATCCCCCTTTCTAACAAGGGGGAATTGGCGGATGCAATTCAGTCTTACGGTGTAAAACAACGCGAGAAGAATCGAATCGTTTCCCAATACAACGATAAGATGTCTGAACTTCAAACAAAACTTCGTGAAGAAACCAAAATTCTCGATGAAGATTGCTATCTCCTTGGAGTTCGTATCAAACATTTCTGTGATGAGAACAGAAAAACTCTTTTTGAATCTGGAAGTAAAACTCAAAAGTTGACAACTGGTTCCGTTTCATATCGTGATATTCCTGCTTTTGTAAAGACCAAACTAACATCGACACTTTTAGAAAAAATCCTAACGAGTTCAACTCTCGAGAAACATTACAAAAAGTTTATAGAACGATGCGGAAAGGTTTTCCTTCGAGTTAAAATCGAACTGGATAAGGATGGAATCTTATCGGACCCGGTTCGTGCCAAGAAAGAATTCGGGATAGAGGTTGAGGCGAAACGTGAGCGGTTCTATATCAAACCGACCGAGCTGGATGCAGAGGTGGAGGTTGATGCGGCATGAACGAACTTCCGCTAAAAGTTCGTGAGGTTTTGGAAAACATCCAAGACCTTGCGGCTACAGATTCAAATCAAAGCGACAATGTTGATCAGATATTTTATCTCGTGGAATGGATACTGGATAAATATCCGACTGAGTCAGAACTTTAGTTATGAGTAACGAAGAAGGTTTCACTGATTTAAAACGCTCGGAGGATCTTTGGATCGAGCACTGTGAAGATTTCCTCCGACGTGGAAAGAAACCGTATAACTGGGAAAAACTTCCAGAGTATATTAAAACAGCGAGAATGAAAGAATATTACATAGAACTAAAGAGGAGAATAAAAAGCAATGAGCGTGCAAACTAAAACGATCCAGAGATACGAAGAAGTAAATCAACTCTTGTATGATATTCGAAAAACTCTTTTCTTTGATAAGCTAAAAGCACATGAAAGAAAAACTTTAGAAGATCGCAAGAAGGCTCTCGAACCGGAGAGAGCTACATTGAAAAACTCAATCGATTTTATTCAGGCATACGACCTCCTTGATTCGGATTCAGAAACTGCAATTATAAAACTCGCGGAACTCGGTTGGTCCGTTGAAGAGTGGGAATTTAAGGATAATACTTGGAGAAAAAATCTATGAGTATCGTTGATGATGCAAAAATTTCAGAATCGATTCTTCAAACTTTTTCCTCTGAGGATTTCATAGATACACTGCGAGATTGCACCTTTGTTAAATTAGGACTCACTCATGTTCTCAACGTTATCGATCATCAACTCGACAAAGGGAACGGTTTTCAAATCGATCGGGCAACTGCCGAAACCATAAAGTCTGTTTATGCGACCTTGCAAAACCGAATAGAGAAACTGGAACGGATTGAGTATCAGACTTTTAAAGAATCATTATACGTGAGAACTTCACCGGCATCGAGGAAAAACCTATGAGTCCTTTGGAGATTTCCGAATTGATCCTTGGCTATACAATATTTTGGACTTTGCTTATTTGGTTTTGCGTTGGCCTATTGGCTCTCCTTCTGTGGTGGTTTTTATTTCGTGTTCTATTTCGAGAACCTATTAACATCAATGTCAACGGTTATCAACCTATAGAAATGAACGAGGACGGAAATAAGTTTCCACCACAAGAAGAGTCAGGTGGAAACTAAAATGATAACAGAAACGATAGAACGTCCGATTCTGATGTCTGGCAATCTGGTCTGTGAAACTCTTTATGGAAGAAAGACTCAAACACGTCGAACTTCAAAACTTAAGGCTATTAATGATAATTTGGATGAATGGGAATTTATCGAAACATGTCACGAGCATACTCAAACGGGAACATATTTTTGTGCATTTTTTATTCATAAGAAAACCAATGAACGAAAATGGGTTCGGTGTCCCTACGGATCTAAAGGTGATCTTCTTTGGGTAAAGGAAACGTGGCGCGTTGGAGCTTGGGATGTTCCCACGAAATCGATCGCTGTAGATTATAGAGCAGACAACTTTGCAAGACAAGAATGGATTCAAATTCTCGATGAATCACGATTCGAAAAACTCGTTGAGCAATCGATCATTGATGTAGAGGAAGCCGGACTGATTGGATTTGCTCTGCAAGAGTTTAAAAAAAATTTCACAAGAGAATTCTCAGCATCCGGGATTTCTCTTGAATCTCCATGTCGCTGGCGTCCGTCCCTGTTCATGCCGAAAGAAATATCTCGAATCAAACTCGAAATCAAAGATATTCGAATCGAACGTTTAGTTACCATCTCAGAAGAGGACGCACGAGCCGAAGGAGTCGAAATTGATTCGGAAGAATGTGATCACGTAAGATATTCATGCTCTGATATAGGATGCCTTGGACAAACTTACAAATCTGGATTTGCAAAACTTTGGATTGAACTACACGGCCATAATGCCTGGAGTATAAACCCGTGGGTTTGGGTGATCGATTATCAAACTTGGGAAGACGAGCTTCCTTATTGAAATGGAGTCAACTATGAAGGAAATTACTTTAAGATCTTCATTTGAATTTATCTTAGGAAAGAAACGTGAAGATTTTTCTGATGAAGTAAAACAAGAACGATGGAATTACTGGAAGAGTCTTGCTTTAAAAAATAAACATAGACTTGTCGAAGTCTGGTCCAACGTTGAAGGTTGTATAGGCTGTATTCATTTAGACAAAGAAAACGCATGGTGTAATCTTCAAGGATTGCCTTGCACTGTAAATCCGATTCTTTCTTTCCAGAATGCCATTCCAGGAATGGCTTGTATGGGCGCGGGTTATACCAAACAATCAGTTATCCCGGATGAATTCGATTATTCTTTTTTATATCCGTTTTTTCCAGAAGACACAAGATATTTCACAATGGATTTAAATGGGATTATTGCTGGTTATATACAGAAACCTAAATTAGATATTGATAATGCAGCATGGCGATCTATGTGGCGCGGGTATCGTATCTTATACGAAGGCACTTTTTTATTTGTTGTAGCTCCAAAGAATTGGGATAGATCCAAATGGAAGGAATCACTAAAAGAGAAATAGGGGATAGCAAAAGAAAAGATTTTGGCGGGAGAGAAAAAATGAAACTAATTTATGATTTTGATGAAGAAGATTTAGCCAAGAAAGTAAGAATTGAAAAGGAAGATGGCACTTGCGAATACTTTCCTTTCTACGATTTCAAGTTTGAAAACTCATACAGCCATACGCTTAGATTGAAAACGTGGGCCAGTGAAAAAGAAAGAAGAAAATTCTATGACTTCGAACCAATCGTAGTAAATTAAACCGAACTAGTTTTCAAAAAAACTATATGAAGGATACAATTGAAGAAGAAAAAAGAAAGCAACGATTGAAACAGCTTTTTGCTGTCGGTCGAAAGATCGGATATTCAAAAGAAACTCTTCAAGAGATAAGTTCGTCGATAGGACTTTCGGAAAGATTAAGTTTTCTTTCCGAAAGTCAAATCCAAAGGATTCTAAACTCGCTTAAGAAAGGACATCCAGAGGCATTCAGAAAACCACGGGAAAGAGATAAAAAGAGATCTATTCCGAAGTCTCAGGTATTCTCAATTCCGTCTGCGGATCAAAAAGGAATGATCGAATTACTTATTTCTCAGGTTAATAAAATTGCACCATATAAGATTTCTTTAGAATCGATGGCTCAGAAAACCTTTAAAATTCCTTCGGAAAAACTCTCCTTTCATCAATACCAATCTCTCATCGAAGCTCTTAAATCTATGAAATCTCGATTCGAAAAAGAAACAAACCTTAGAAATTCTTCTCAACTTTGA